TGACTCAATAGCTTGTTGAGCTTTCTGACCAGCATAACCACCGCCTAATGCACCTATAATTCCAGCCCCAATAGATACTGGTAGTCCAACTTCTGGCCCTAATAACCATGATGCACCAATAGCACCAACACCACCACCTAATATATCGCCACCATGTGCTTTGAGAGTTCTACCTATAGTTTGTGGGCCTGATATTTGTCCATTAGATTGACTAGGAGCAGGAATAGCACCAGTTATTTCTTCATCTGTCCAACCTTGCGCTTTTAAGTCAGCAGCTTCTTGTTGAGTTACTGGCATATTATTCTCCGATTAAATTATTATATGCTGGTTTTATGTAATTACGAGTTGGATGCCAGTCAGAAGTTAATTTTCCAAGAGGAGCTCCAATCCAGTCTGGTTCATTACCAATATCAGTAGAATTACGTTTCATATTCTGCCACTGAGCAGGCAACCATCCAGAATGGTTATGTGCAGCTTGTAAATGTTTTTGCTGTTCTTTAAGTTCAGCTAACTTGCGAGCAATAGTAGCTTGTGCAGCATCATGTACTGAATCTTTATTGTCTTGAGATTCCCCTTGCAACTGTTGAATAGCAGCTTGCTTAATTGGTTCTAGTGTTGGGTCATTATTATTATTTAGATTGCCCATAAGGTGTCCATCTTTAGTATATGCTCTGCCACTATTCTTATCAATAGTTACTTCTGGATACTTAGCAAGAGTTATCATGTCAGCATTGCTATTATTTAACCAATCTGGCCCCTTTGAAGGTTGCTGTTGTCCAGTGTCTCCAATAGTTGCTGGAATAATATTACCACCTACATTTGATTTAATATAAGCTTGTCCTGTTGAAGTAGGAGTTGGAGTTTCACCAGTTGGCATACCTCTGGAGAATGCTTGCATTTCTGTCCATTTAGGAGACCTATATCCAGAATATAAATTACCACCAGATGTTTGTATGCCCTTCCCAGGAATATATCTGTCAACATATGGCGTACCTACTAACGAGTCAGGAAAATAATTAGCAGCAAGATTTCTTTGCGCACCTTCACCTGCCATACTTCCTAATGTAACAGGCATCTCTTTTCTTTGCTGACCTGTAGTAGACGCCTCATTTGCAGCTTGGTTTCTTATTGCAGCCTGTGTATCTGGTAATGCTCCAAGCAAAGCTTCATTACGTCCAATATCATATTGTAACTCACCAGCCTTGTCTAACTGTTCCCTCCATAAGTTACCAGATTTTTGTAGCGCAGTATTACCAATTAACTGATTATGAGTATCAGTCAAAGCAGCCTGACTTGTAACAGCATTACCACCCATTGTTGCAAACTGTCTAGCTTGAACTTCTGGATTTAGGTAACTAGGAAATAGACGAGGATTAATAGTTCCAGTTATGTTAGCTTGCAAATCATTTCCAAATGGACGTTGTTCTACTGGAATAGTACTTATATCACTACCTGTATTAGCCCTAAGAACATTTCTTGTTTGTGATGACTGACCAGGAACTCCTAATGCTTCTCTATTAAAAGCTGCTTCTTGTTCGCCAGTTGAAGTAAGTCTCTTAAAGAATCCTGGGTCTTTATATCCAGTATTTAATGCAACATGCCTCTGTTTAGGATTCATTGCATTAATTTGGTCAGATACATCATTACCATCAGTATCTAACCAAATAGACTTAGTTGGCTTCTTGTATCCAGGATATGCATTTTGAAATTCTACTTCTGCTGCATTAGGGTCTTTTATTGCAGCATAATCTGGTTTACTATCATTATATTCTTGTACAAAGTTATTTACAACCTGTTTATGATATTCATCAGGGTCAACTTGTTGTGCTCCATATAAAGGATTAATATCATCAGTTCCAGTGCCACCTAAAGAGTTTAGGGCTTTAATAGCTAATAAGTCTCCAAGCATAAATTATTCCTTGTATTAGTAATCAGGTTGCTGCATGTAATTACTTTTCTGCATATTAAAATGTTTATTAATCATATCACTACTACTTGGTCGCATAGACTGATTAGGCATTTGCATTGGTGGTGTCTGGCCAATAATACTATTAGTAAGATTATTCATGCTAGTCTGTACTTTACCAAGTGTTCCACCAGTTAGATTATTTTCTGTATTGCCTATTATCTGACCTTTTAGATTTCCTAACTCTCTTCCCATAAAACCTTTACTTAAACCTGGAGAGTTAGCCATGCCTGCACTCAGTCCAGCATTTAATATATTCTGGTCTGGTTGTGGCGGAGGAAAATAACCATTTGGATAGCCTATTAAGTCCATATAATTATTGATTTAGTTTAGTAACCATTTCCTTATAAGTCTCAAGAGCTAACTGATTATAACCAAGTTTAATCATTTCTACACAATCTTGTATAGTTCTATAGATATACTCTAGTACTACTTTATCATACTTAATTCTTTCCACTATAGCTGGAGCAATCTTGTAGTATATGTCAATAAGTTCTCTAGGAACAAATGTGTCTCTAAACTGTCGTAAGATAGTAAGTTCCTCACAATCATCTGGCAATCCTTTATATTCACAGCAAGCAGTAGTTAAGAAACATCCAAAATTGAATGATTGATTTCTAGCACTACTGGAAGTAATTGGTGCAGAAGCATTAGATGCAAGTGGCCCAAACATTGAACTAGCAAAACTTAATGGAGCAGTAACATTTGCATTAGCTTGAGTTGGATTAAACTGGCTTAGTCCAAAATTATTGCCAGCATTACTTGCATTACCAATGGCACTAATAGGATTAAATGCTGTATTCTGGTTACTCGCCACTCCACTAGCAGAACCTAATGCAGACCCTAAAGCTGCACGTTTAGCCTGTAAAGCATTTCCAAATTGCATTGCATTTTGTACAGCATTAGTTGCGTTGTCTAACCCCATATTGCCAGTAGCATAGTTAGATTGGTTCAACGAACGTTCAACAGCTGACTGTTCACCACCAGATAGACCATTAAGATTTATACTATTAACTAGATTAGCTGCCTGAGTATTAGATGCATTCTGTGCAGGATTGAGTAAGTTAGTAAGTCCAGACCCCATTAGTGCATACAACCCTCCAGCCCCGCCAAGCAAGTCAGCTTGTGATAAAGTCTGTTGTGCAGATAGATTAGCACCAGCATTTTGATATCCTGGAGCATACTGGTTAAGTTGTTGCAAGCCACTGGCAGTATAAATTGGATTCGCGCCTGCTGCTGATTGTGCTAGTGCAGTATTAGTAGGTGCAACACCACTAGAAGCAGCTTGCATTGAAGTTGGCAAGTTACTGTTATACAAATTAAGTAATTGTGTTGGATTTAATTGTGGAGTAGACTTTGAAGTAGAACCTCCAGTGCTCTCTCCCCATGCTAAAAGTATTCTCATGTTGATAATTTTTTAATAAGTTTATCTATGCTAAATATTCTTCTACAACCTTTCTTAGTTCCCTCAAAGTATGGATAGTCTGGCCACCTTTTCTTTGCTTCTAGTGCAAATGACTTAAGTGTTTCTAATGTTAATGCCAGATTGGAACCTACCATAAGAACTTTCCTTGACTTATCTGGTTCTATTCCTATCATGCCATTTATCTTACCATCTGTTGATGTAGAATACAGTAGAGTACCAGAGTCAAGTCTGTATCTAAGTTCTCCTATAACTTGTTCAATAGACATACAAGAGAACACATCTTTGTATTTGTCTTTGTGTTCTAATACAAAGTTTACTAAATCTTTGAAGGTTGGGGTTCTCATCTTCCAGTAATACGATAAGCAAAGTGCCAGTCCCTGCCGAATCCCACACGATGATTTATTCTGTCATGAGGGTTCTCAACCAGTGATACAACATCATCTGTACCTCTATTAGCATCTTCATGTATTTGTGCCAGTAATCCAATAGCTTTCTGATAGTATGATGTAGCTGTTTGAATATCTTTCTGTTCTTCAAACCATAGTTGAAAGCACTTACAAATCCAAACTTCATCATATCCTTGAACAGGAAATTCGTCATTGTCATTTTGAAACCAAGGTAATGATTTCTTGTACAGTACCTCAACCCAACCTAATAATGGATTAACATTAGCAGGAAACCAAGGTGAAGTAGATATATCTATAATCTGGAATTGTGCTTTTAGTTTATTATTAGGTATATATGATATTTGGTTGCCATCAATATCAGATAGTATAATATCATACTGGCCAACGGTATTGCGAGTAAATGAAAATACATCCAAGTATGCATTAGTTGTTTGTATTGGTGTAGAGGACAAAGTAATAACCTCTGACACATTTGTAGAACCTATTGACGGCCCTGAAATATTAACAATAGCTGGAACAGTCTCAATACCAGATGCAGAGACCAATAACTCAGACTGATTTTGTAATGAAGTTTGTAAAGTTTGCAAACCTTTTATCCGCCAATTCCGCCATTCATCTGGCCAATTAAACTGATTATATCTTGGTCGCATTTGGGATAACTTAATAGCTATGTGTGACCAAGCTTCTCTCATTGCTCGTATCTGACCAACATATTCTGGCAATGATATAGTCTGGTTAGCATTAATCTTAAAGTATTGTTCCTCTAAACATCCTGCCATATCAGATGTACTATACAATTCTTTGGCAGCAGTATTAGCGAATCGTAATAAAACTGCTCGTTGACCTGAATCTTTAGGATTAAGTCCTACTTTGAATCCAACTTGTTCCAGAATATAAGATAATGCCATATAAATTATGTTTGTTGAACTACAGCCTGAGTCATAAGTGGTTGCATTGGAGTAAGGTCTTCTGTTGTCATAGATACAGTAACTAATGATGCTGTCCCTGTCCAAGACAGTACAGCGAAAGCTTTCCATCCTTGAGCACTATTGGGAAATGAGAATATAATACTATTAGTTTGTGTGTCAATATCTATGCCTATTGGTATTCCAACATAAGGGTCAGTTGGTGCCTGATATCCTAACTTAGCAATAGCCACTTGACTTAGTCTATTATTAACAAACAGAGAACAAGTGTATGAAGCATCAGTTTCTATGTTAGAAAATATAACTCTGACATTAGTGACCTTCAACTCTTTCTTGGGGTCTTGAGCACTCACAGCACCTAAACGTACAGTTGGACTATCAAATTTGTCTGAAATGTACAACTGAACAACCCTATCATCATCTGTTATTGCGTACAAAGCAAGAGTTGAGATTGTTATAGCAGCGAATTGTTTAACAGCATGGTTGCCTATCTGAGCAGTATCAATACTTTGATACACATTGTTTATAGTATCGTACACAACTAATACATATCCATATACTGTATTAACAGAGAATATAGCATAGTTATCAAATGTTATTGCCGATGCCCAACCATAACCGGTGGAAGATGTAATAGTAGTTGAGTTCGTTATGCCAATGAATAAGCCTGAAACAGTAGCTGAGAAAATACTATTACGACCTTCATTCTGTAGAGCTAAGATTGCATTGAATGAACGCAGACCATTGGCATCTATAAACACTGTGTCACCAGCATTGGATGAAGATGGCGAACCAGATATATCAATAATACCTCTTTCTGTTATGCAGTTAGCATTAAATAATATTTGTCTGTTAAATGTATACTCTCCAAAAATAGTTGGCGCATTGGGTGTTTGGTTAAGAGTAACTAGGAATGCTGATGCACCACCAGCAGCCACAAATAAACTATTTCCAGGCATTGCTCTCATAGCAGTTATACCTGACACACCAACAGAATATGATGTAGTAGTCGCATCTCCACCTTTCTGACCATTCATATCAACATTAACAACAAAATCTAATGGCCGTCCTGAAACTGAACGATAAATATATTGAAATTGAGTATCTATTATAAACAATATTCCATTGTACCATTCCATAAATGTGCCAATAGGAACGTACTCTCTTTTATCAACTGTTACCTTGTATGAACTATCTATGGTGTACGTCCATTCATTATATGTTTGTGTAATCTTACATTGAACACTTCCATTACTATTTATATAGATAAATCTTGGTTGACTAACTCCATCTTGCACTAATAGACCAGGATTGTTGCCAAATGTACCTGCTATCTGATTAGTTTGTATCTGATTGATACCACCAGATGCACTAGGAACAAGAATTGTACTACTAACGGGGTTAGCAAGGCGGCCATAGTTTGTAGTTGTTAGCGGAATCGCACATGTCCAATAACGTGGAGCAGTTTTAGACATTAAGAAACCATTAATCTGTGTCCAACCAGTAGTGCCATTCAACTTATACCATGCTGTACCAGATACAAATAGAATAACATAATTACCAAAGGTTAGTATGGCCTGTTTAATTCCTTGCGGGGCTAACTTGTCTTCTACAGATGAGTTGATAGGTGAACAAACATCAAATCGAGTACGAGTATTAACTCCTAAACGATACTGATTGTATGTTATATCATAAGGGGTATCTCCCTCTTTATACTTGAATGATACAGGCAGACGAGTATCGTCTAGTAATAAATTCAGACCGCCAGAGAATGATGTTTGTCTATAGTCAGCCATATACTAGTTATATTCTAGCATACATTTTAACTTGCCAGTAAGTATTGTTAGGTGTTACTTCTGCACCAGTTCCTTTATTTTTAATTTTGAATGCTACACCACCATTACTACCACTATCATTATCAAATGTGAACCATACATTAGTGGCACTAGCACCAAAACTGTATACTGGATGTTGTTCTGGTGTGTTGTAACTAATACTTGTAATATCTACTTCATCACCAACTGTGTATCCACTATCATTGGTGGTTATATTGACTAATACTGCTCTTACGAATGATGGTAGTGAAGGAAGTCCGTGTGCAACATTAATAGCATTACCAACAGCTATATTAACTTGAGCAGATGCAAATGTTATTGCAGCACCAGAAAATACACTAGCTGGTGTAACTAATGCATATGCTGCACCAACAACTTGAATTAATTTTAATGTATCAGCACTAGCAATATCAGGGTCAGGTAAGTTAAGTACTGCTCTATTAATAGTTTCATAACCAGTCTTATTGTATGACACTCCTAACACATCACCAGCTACAACAGCTTGTTTAGCAGATGCAACAGCAGGAATACCAATAACTGATTGTGTAGGTAAAGTTATATTGTTAGCAGGGTCGACAGCACCAATCAATAATGGGATAGATGCACCACTACCATTGTTAAGTAATTGTCTGGTGGTAATACTATTATCCGTTATAGGACTAGCCAGTGCAGTTGCATTGCCAGCAATTGTTTGTAATCCATATGCAGTAGATGGAATAACTTCTGAACCAAATACAGGAGTATCTACTGTTGAACCAGCACCATTCATTACTCCAAATATTGGCGAATTGTTGTTCATTAGCCCATTAGTAGCATACGCTGTTTGTGGCAAATTTAACTGAGCTAACCATCCAGGAACAGTAGAACCAGTAATTTGTGTAGCTGACACACTAATAATAGCTGTTGACGGAATAGTACTATTAGCAATCATGTATCCCTGAATAGTACTAGGCCCAATAGCAGCAGAAGCAAGAGTAACCCAATTTAGAAATGTAGCATCTGTAGCACCATTAGCATTCCATACATAGGCAGTAACATACGTTGCAGACTGTCTAATCCATGTGTAGTTCTGCCATTTAGTTGTTACAGAAGCATTAGGAACTTGTGGAATACCAGCTATGTCAGCAGTTACTAAATTAAGTCCAGTACTAGTATTAGGAGCAAGTCCAGTCACTAGTTGTAATAGTTGGGCGCCAGTTATTGATGGATAACCAGTTGTATCAAATGGAGCTATGAAATCTATGGTTGAAGGCATAAGTAATAATTAGTTGGATTGTGGATATGATGTAACAGGAAATACAAATGGTAAATATAAGTAAGGTGTTGCGAAGTTAGTAACAACTGCATCAGAACCAACCAAAGTAAAGTCACTCCCATAACGATAGTCTTGTTTGCCTAGTACTGATGTATAAATTTGTATTGGGAGTACTTGTGAGGTTACCATTGCTGTCAAGCTAACAGTCATGTAAAAATAGCCAGAAACATTGTAGTATGGGCCTTGTATATTAGAATTTAATGTATATGCAAGAATTGCATGTGTACCTATATTGTATAATTGCCAAATCCCATTAGTTCCTAGTATCATTTCATATACTGTCGGCCCTTCATAGTTTCCAGTTCCAAGTACAATACTATACTTCCAGTCATATACTCCGTTAGCACCAGTACTAGGAGAAACTACATTTGTAACAGTAAATGTATTATATGGTAATGTTGGTGCAACAGACCAAATCTCAAATCTAAAATTCTTTGCTATCTTTTGTCCACTGTATATTGGCACAGGAAAGTACAATACTTCCCCAACTCCTGACCACAGTTTATACCGTTTAACATTTCCATTAGAATCTCTCCACATTATACATAACAGATAATTAGGCATCGGGGAAGGCTCAATATTGAAGCCTGTTAAAGAGAAATTATTGGGCCCTTCAAAATTAAAAGCCGCCACTATATCTGAATAACCTAGCCAATTAACATTTACATTAAATGCTGGCAAGGTAATGTATCCTTGTGTTCTGGTTAAATGTGTAATAGGATTAACATCTAACCAACGCTGTAAGGTGCGAGGAATGGCCCAAGCACCTGTATCAGATAATGGTGGTGGCACTAAAGGGTACATATTACTGTGCTAATGCTAACATTGCAATACCTTGTGGACTAGTTGGGTCAATACCAGCGGAAATTAGTTTAGCCGTCATTCTATCTTTCGCAGACTGGTTCAAAGAGGCCACCAAAGTCGCCCATTCAGCAGCCGTAACAGAACCATCTGTTTCCCACTTTGCAATTAGTGCTGTAATCAGTTGAACTGCTGACGGCCCAAATGTAGTCAATAGTGATATAATTAGTGATACTGGCATATTATTTCTTGGTTGATTGTTCAATGGTTGTAATAAGATTTCCTAGGTCAGTTGCCTCAAGAATCAAACTTGAAGTGGCAAGTGCATTTGTTCCAGCAGCCGAAGCCGTAGCAGCCAAAGCACCAGCAGCTTGTAGGTCATTATAACTTTTAGCTATGATAGGAACTCCATTAGTTGTAAGAGTTCCTTTAATAACCAGTGTAAAATAATCATCTACTGCAAGAGTAGCTGTTTGTTCTACAGAGAATATAGTATTGTATGCTGTTCGTTGTGACGAAGTCGTACAACCAATCAATACTGCACAAAATAGTGTAGTTAGTATAAGTTTCATACTTTTATTTACCAGCTTGAAGGAACACTAGAACTGCAACTGACAGAATAAATCCAGCAACAGCAGTTATTGGCCACATGGGTTTAAGTATTCCGACGACGAAAAGGCCGCCAGCTACTATGGTTAGAATTATAGGTGCGCTATGTAACATATGTTTAGTTTGTTTTGTTTACTGTTGGCAAAATAGGTTCAGAAGGAAGTGAACCAGGTGCTTGAGCATGACGAAAGTATGACCAGATAAGTGGAACAAGTCCAACAATAAATCCTGCGACTGTTGTCCATGTTGCTGAATCAGTGATACCTTTGTTAACTATCCATGTCCCTGCCATTACAAGAATAGCACGAACTAATGACTGTACTTGTTGTGTGTTCATTGTGTTTTATTTTCCTTTGCTATATGCATTTTTATCATTTCTTCAACCATATTTAATTTTGCACTCAAAGCATCTAACCTTGAACTTGCAGATGGCGTTCCAGCAACATCTATTACTTTGCGCCATGCTTGCAATTCAACTACATCTTTTTGAACAGAATCCATAGCTTCGGTTTGTACAACTTGATTGCGTAGAACTGTATCCACTTTCTCAGAAAGTTTTGATGCCCACCAGACACCACTACCACAAAATCCAAGAGTAGTTATCAAAATTGCTACTAGTGTGACTATTAAACCTAATTGAATAGGAGTTTTATCACCAATAACTTCTCTCATTTCATGACGTTCTTGACGCTGTTCACGCTGTTCAGTTCTTTGCTCAGAATCAAAGTTAGATGTATGTGACATATTATCTATTCACCCTTTCACTTTATTGATTGCCAGTCTGTTCGTACCCGTAATTCTCCAACTATTTCGTTATGTGAATACTTGCTCATGGATTCGGATAAGGTTCGTAATTGATTTTCAGCCGTGACCCATCAGTACTGCGAACAAAAAGACTGCCTGGCGAATTGGTCTGAATCCACGGAAGCGCGAAGGGTTTCCAAATCGGATGCGAAAGTGACAGTGTGGCTTCTGCTCTGTTTGTGTTTAGGATGCTCAAGATGCAACCCCAACTTGAAAAAGTTACTTCTTGGGATGGTAGTGAATAAAATCCATTAGCAAACGAGGCCACAACAAAAAACAAACGACCCGAAGCTGGGAGATTCGTGAATGTAACTTCCGGCAGAACCGATACGATCTGGTTTGTGTAAACCCCCGACGCAACCCCCTGTTGAAAACGATAACCACTTGTCCCGACTACTGGGTCGCAGACCAGCCTGAGTGCCTGCATGTCGTTCGTATCGCTGATTGGTTCAACTACACCCTGAGCATTAGCGGCAATCGCTCTCTGTGGCATCGGCAGACTCTGGACTGTAGCCTGTGGGCTTGAGCACCCAACCAGCAGCAAACCACAAAAGGTAATAAAGATTCGTTTCATGGGCCAGTGATGTAATTAGTCCTCAGCATGTACTCGATGTTGGTAACAGACGATAGCGAGGCATTGGTGCTGATAATCACTCTGGCGATATCGCAGTTGTAAACCAAGGACATGGACAAGGTAAAACCAGTGGGCGTTACATTCACTGGAGGAAAGTCAAGATTCGTTCCCGCCACACCAATGGTAACGCCGTTTGTTCTGAGGGTAATGTAAGGTGAATTAGTGTCCCAAATCGCAGTGACAAGATTGAATCCACTGGTGGCCAAATGAACACTATTTGATGAATAATTACTTGCCCCTCCACCAGTTTTTTCAGTTAAAGCCATAAGGTCGCCCACCCCTGAAAAGGATGTTAAAAACAACCCCAATACGCCACTGGTTCCCATGTAACAGATATCGTATGGTTTGGATGTAAAATCAGCACTGTATAACACAACATAGAACACGATTGGCTGAGCATGAGTAACGGTCAGGTTATACAAAACATCGTTTGCCTGGCCTGTAAATCTAACAACCGGAAGCCCCTTAACTACGTTGGGCACCAAAGTGGGTTGGAAACCAGCAACAGGCTGTATGACATTATTCGTATGACCGCTCTGGTCATTCCACTGGGCAATGGCACCATTATTGGTTGCTGGCGTAGTTCCCAAATCAGAGAAAGTGCCCAAGGCAGGATTGAAGTCCATCAAG